AGATATCTTCACCAGTAAATTGCTTATTAGCACCTACCTCTGTAAAGAATGGAACTCCAGGTAGTGCTTTCTTAATCCTAGTTATTACATTGCGGTGCATTAGGCAAAAGCCCATTCCTGCCGCACTTACCTTCATAAAGGTATCTTTAGGTAGAGGGTCTAAACGCCTAATACCTATACCAAACTCTGCCTCAGCAAACTCATATACTGTAGCAAGTGGCTTCATTAATGGTTGCTCTGGTTCATTACTTGTAAAGTAAACTCCAGTTAATAGTGGTATCTCTTGCGCATCTCTGCGCTTCCACAGTTTAAGAAACTTCTCTGGCGTAATCATTATGTCTGAATCTAGCCATAGTAGCCAATCAGACTTATTGTTATCATACCAACGATTAACTAACATCTCTCGCTGTTGTGCTATCTGATTACCGTGTGCTCTTAGTGAACCACAGAATTCTACTCCTGAGTTTATAATGGTGTCTACGACACCTTCCATAAACTTGCCATCTACGTTGCCGTTATCACACCAAGCAACTGCTAATCTTTCTTTCTTAGTCTTAGTCCCCTTAGACATTACTTCTTCCCCTTGTTCCTAGCGGATATTGCTGCTGCTTTACGTTTAGCATCAGCCTTTGAACTAGCACCCCAGGCTTGCAGGGATAATAGTAATCTTGTTGGTTCACCATTAGGCTTACGTTCTGGTCCTGGCATACCGCCCATACGGGCTAAGAATGAGGCTCTACGGGGGTTATCCCCTGCTTTTACTGGTGCCTTGAGGGTTCCACCCTTATAGGATGCTCTACCCTTTGCATTTAGGCCACCCTTAGGGTTCTTGCCTTCTTTACGTGTCCACGCTGCGGTCATTATTTGCCCCTATACTTTGCTGTTTTCTTTGCTATGTTCTTAGGTTGTTTAACGAATTGTTTACCTTTGGCATTACCAGCAGCCTTGGCTTTATTAGTTGCTGCCTTCTCTGCAGGACTTAAAGAATCCCACGCTGCAGTAGGTAGATATCTCTTCTTACCTTTAGATGGTTTACCATCAGATGTTTTCCATTTTTCGGCAGACCACTTCTTAAGTGACTGTTGAGATTTAGCAAGTGCCATTACTTGTAACCTCCGCCTGCTTTCTTATATTGAACTGCAAGTAGTTGTGCTTTACGGGCAGACCATTCTCCTGGGTCTCCACCCTTAGAGCCAGCCTTAATCTTTTTAAACAAGGATGCTCTCATACCAGGTTTGGTATAGTTGCCAGCCTCATTAACTTTAGACTTTGCCTTTTTCATTTAATCCCCTTAATTATATCCCCAGTCTTAGGGTCTCTTTGAACTTTGACAGTTCCATCCTTACGCAAGGTAAGGATGAGACCATCCCTCATAATAGATTTATTAAATCTATCGTGACGTACAAATTGACCTGATGACATTTGATTTATTTGCCTGTATTTTTAAATGCAGTCATAAATTTAGCACCAACACTACCAGGTTTAAATCCAGCAACATTTTTTGATTTTGGTTTTGCCTTAGTAGAACTTTGACCTGTTTGGTAGGTAAAGTTTGATTTAGGTTTTGCACTCATAACGCTACTCTTACCCATACCAACTGGTCCAGGTGAAGCCTTTGGTGTATAAACAGCATTCTGGTAGCGAGTCTCTCCATATAGGCGACGAACACCTTCACCAAATGAAGCAACGGCTCCGGAATAAGTTGAACCCCTATTACCTGCAGCAATCTCTAAAGATTTTTTCATACCCAATTTTTTAATTTGGTTGATTTCAGATTGAGATACTTTAATACTTCTATCTGGGTTTTTAGGGAGCACTGGCTTTGGTTTTGATTTAACAGGTTTAGCATTCTGGCGTAATCTTGCTTCGCTAGATGAATCAGTAGAAGGTCTACCTGCTCTACTTAAACCTTTTTTCTCGTCATACTCTCTATCTTTTGACATTACTTCTTCTTTCCCATTTTCTTCATTGTTGACTTACCCATAACCATTTTCTTACCAGTCTTCTTGGCTGCTTTCTTAGCCATAGCCATACCTTTTGGACCGTATGAGTATTCTTTCATTCCTACTTTTGGCATTATATTCCTGCTTCCTTTAGTTCTTTCATTACGTGGGCGGTTTTTTTGTCTAACTTCTTTGCTTGTACCATTGTGTTACCATCATACGCTGCACCTAATTTTTCAGATGCATCGTGTGCTGCTTCTATCTGTTTTCTATTTGTACCATTAGGTTGGATACCTTGTGCTCTAGCACTTCTATATGCTTCAAGTTCAGAGTTCCATTTCTTCTGGGTAGTGCCACTTGCTATTACATCGCCCCTGGCATCACCAGTTGCTAACTGTAAATTTTTGGCCTTACAACCAAAGCACTCATCACCACAATTACTATGGTCTACTTCTTCAGGTTCTGTATGTGGGAATGGTACTAAAGAAGTTTCATCACATCCGCTACATCCATAAAGGGCTGCTTTGTAATTCATCTTCTCATCAAAACCAAATTCTAAAACTTTACTACAGTGTTCGTGTCCCATATTTCCTTATTCTACCGTGAAGTTAGCCGAAGTAATACCTATACTTGCTGCAATCATTGCAGTTCTAATAGCCTCACTTATACCAGTATGTTCTCCACCACCAATGTAGTAAGCGGTATAGCCTGCTAAGTCACTATCTAGTGGGTACTGTGTTAGTGAGTATGTACCGCTCTGATTAATAACTGTATAACTTTTAGTGCGTTGTTTAAAGTGTGAGTGTAAACGGTGCCCACCTATTTGCCCCTGTTCTAGGGTTGGTGTTCTAAATAAATATGTTGCCATTAGGCTCCTTAATGAACTTACTCCGTAGCAGGAATATTTCTACTCCTGCTACAGCGTCAGTCAATTACGCTACTGATGAACCGTTTAGGATTCGATACAGGGCTGCTTCGCGATAACGCTTGAAGCCAAGTACGCCGTACCAACCCATAGGTCGGAAACGCATCAATTGGTCAATAACTGGACCGATAACAATATGTGGCTCTTCAGCAACGGCCTCAGCCAATGCTTCTTTTCCACAAAGAATTGTACGGTATACCTTGGCGCTTGAAGCACCGTCAGTATCATTGAACATACGAGCAGACTCTACAAAGTAGGCTCCTTCGTATGAACCGATTTCTCCAGCCCAAATGTTGTCATTTGAGTTGTACTCGTGAGGCAAACGCCATCCACCAGCACCAGTCTCAGCACGAAGGTCGTGTGAGATTTCTGGGTGAATACCACACCAGTACATTGAACCCTTGCGAGGTACTGATAAACCAGAACGTAACTTAGCAACAGCCTTACGGATGTTAGCAGAAGTAATTGTATCTGTAGCAGCGATTGTTACAGTGTTAGTACGTGTACCACCGTAGATGATATTAGTACCACCACGAAGTTCAGTCTGTGCAACTGTATCAATTGAGCCTGCAAGGTTGAAAGCGATAATGTTAGCGATTGCAGGGTCTACATCAGCAAGGCTGAATAGTTCCAACGCACGTGTAACAAGTACAGAGTTACCATACTCAGCAAGAGTAATAGTAACTGATGTAGGAGCAGCGATTGCTACAGAATCTTTCTCTGTAGATTCTGTCAGAGCAGTTGTTGACTCTGATAGGTCTGCGTATAATTGTAGAATTACGGTTGAGCCAGGATTTGCCAATTTAGCAGGGCGCTTGTCGGCGACACTACGAATAAGGGGTTCTGAACGCAACGCGAAGTCTAATAGACGGTCGTAGGCTTTTTGGACTACACCGGCTGCACCAGCGGTACCGGCAAGGTTGCCAGTTGACGAGGTATATAGATTAGCCATTGTTCACCTCCAGGGGTGATTAAGAATTACTATGGATATTAATTGCCTTGAATTATTGAAGTAAGTTCATCTGCGGTAGCCGCATTCATAACTCTATTCATTAAATCTTGGGCTTTGTCAGGGGTCGTACCAAGTTGAGTAACTACATCCTGTTGCCTTAAGGCTGCACGATTTAGTTCCTGTTCCTCAGTTGCCGCTGGCTCTTTGGTTAATCCAAACAAATCGCCATTTTCGTCAAGCCAGGTATTAACTGACTCTTCACTAATGTCTTCTAAGTCTTTAAGGATTAATCTTTGTGCCTTTGGATTGACACCCTTCTTGTCTAGGACCTCTTTGACTACACGCTCACGCTGCGACTTGGATAATCCCTCAAGTTGCTCAGTAAGTTCCTTAATACGCTTTTCATCGTTACGCTTGGCTTTCCGCAATTTTTTAAGTAAATCGCTTCCGTCCATCTGTGTCTCGTTGTCGGTATCTTGGTCGTCTTCGTCTTCATCCCAGTAGTTGTTGCTCATAGCAACCCACCCTTCTATTCGTTTAGTTTAGTCGCAAGCCACAGGTTCCAATCGGGGAATCGGTCTGGCTCTTGCTACCAGTCTTTTACGCTGTGTGGGCTGGTAGGTCACACAGGATTCTATTTAGTACTGTCCCGCTGAGGAGTTTAGAGAAGTCTTAGTTATTCCAAGTTTTCCACTTCCAGAAAATTGTGCTTTTTCAGCAGAAACAAGTTTTTCTCTTTTACGCTTTGCTGATGCTAGTTGTTGAAATACTTCTTCTTCTCCTGTTTGTTGGTTATAACCATCCATTACGTTTCCGTATATGTCACTAAGTTTATTAGCAGTTGGTAATATATCTGCAATTGCTGAGTAACCTTCTTTTGCTTTTTCTTGAGTAATACCAGTTGTTGCTAAGTATTCAGCATAACCTACTCCAGGAGCACTCAAACCTTGTCTAGATGCCGCGTTACCAATTTCTGCAGCAGTAATACGTTTTTCAATTTCTGATGTTTGACCACTAGGGTCTAAAGCATATGCAATTAAATCAGTATTATTAAGACCATAATAATTTCTAAGTGTTGTAGAAACGCCTGGGTCAGCATTCATAATTCGTTGCGATGCCATTTGAACTCTATTATTTAATTCTGTTGATGACATATCGTTGGCAATGAATTGACTAACATATTCATCGGTATCAAACACCTTTAAACCATACGCTCTTAAAACTTGGCGATAAGAATCCTCAACACCAAGGTAATCCCTAGGTGATAGAACTGCTAATCCTTTTCCTATTCTAGTCTGATTAGCCTTAAATCTTTCTTTGTATGCTTCTGTTTCCTGCAAAGCAAATGTAATGGTTGCTTCGCTAGCACCTTCTAAAACTAATTTTCTAACTACTTCAACTAAACTTCCTAAACCATATTCAGTATATCTTTGTGCTAAAACATCAAAAGCATTTTTACGTTCTGCAGCAGCAGCCTGTGTTTCCGCAAGTGTTGCTACTTCTTCTGGAGTTTGTGTTGGGGCTGTATAAGTTGGAGCACCCTCACCATAAGAACTAATATTAGTGCCCCCAGTGTCTGGTATATCTGGGTCAACTGGTGGCTCTACTGGCTCTACTGGCTCTACTGGCTTTACTGGTTCCGTTGGCTTTACTGTTGGATTTGCCTTAAAGTAAGCATCTGCTTGTGCTTGCATTCTTTCGGCTGTAATTTTTGTTTGATAGGCTTGTTGATTTGGTGTTAAAGGTACTTTAAAATCTTTAGCAATTGCTGCTGAACTATAAATTTTTTGAGGGTTTATTGCACCCGCAGGTATAGAAGTTCCCTTGTTTGATTGAGAAACGGTAGGTTGAACAAGTTTTGTACCTGAGGCTGCCTGTCCGCCACCTTTAGGTAATGCTCCTGTTGGTTTTTTAACTGCCATTATGCCATTAATCCAAATTCTTCTAAGGGTCTCATACCGATTGTATCTACCAATTGAAGTGCTTTTTTAGTAAACGGAAAATCTGTAGTATTTCTAATAGTTCTTTCAACAAGCCATTGTGGCATTATAGCAAACGCATTAGTTTCAGGGTCTTTATAGCCCATAATTTGTTTGTACACAGGATGTTTCATTGCCATATCTTCATCTATTTCTAAGTCTTCTGAAATGGTTCGTATAACATTTGTATTTAAAGTTTGTAAAGATTTGCCGCTCATTATGCCATCTGCATATGCAGGATACGCACTGGCAGATAATTTTTTAATTTCTTCTTGAACGTCAGTAATTGTGGTTGTTCCTAAAAATAAATCTCTGCTTTTTTGAGTCCAGTATTTGTCGCCGTATAGACTACCAACACCCATCTCTGCAGCAAAGAATTTTAATGAGTTTGTATCTCCAAGAATTTCTCCACCATAACCTGTGACTTTGCTAGAGTTTATAACTGCTTGGTCTACTTGGTCGTCATTTAGACCCCTAGCGTAAGCATCCTCCATTATTTTATCAAATGTAGCGGTGTCGACTCTAATGCCAGATTCTACAAGCCTTTTACGAGCAGCAAGTTTATATTTGACTACACTATCAACGTATACTTGTGGTTGTTCAAGTTTTAACTTTTCACGTGTTTTTACAGTTGAACCTGTATTGCGGTAATATTCGGTTTTAAATAATTCTTCTAACGCTGCACCAATATTGTCTGCTTTAAATAATTCATATACTTTGCGCAGTTCTGGGTGCGCTGCTAGTAATGCTTCGCTAATACCGTATGCTGCTGCTGTTTCTACACCTGTTGATGTACTAGGCACTCAACTCACCTCCACCCATATTTTGAGTCAAAAAGTTATTAAACCCAATTCTTTTTGCTCTGTCAAAGTCTTCCGGATTTTCGGTCTCAAGTTTTTTGTCAATAGAGGTTGTCATTTTATTCTGCGAGAAGTCTGATTCTACTGTAGTCACATTTTCTAATTTTCCAGTTTTAGGATTTTTAACTTTTTTAGTTGTAGTCAATGTTCCTTTTTCAATAGAGTCTTTAAAATCTGCAATGTGTCTTGCTTTTTCCTCTGCTGTTGCTTTACGAAGATATTTTGTTTGATATGATTTATCAATAATCTCACCAAGAACAAGTGGGTCTTGTTTAGTAATAGTTCTAGATGGAAGGTTTTCTTCTCCAGAACTGCCTAAAGGTATGTACATTTTTTTTAGTTCGCTTATAAGATTAAAACCAGTGCCGCCAGCAATTACTGCATTAGTGGCAGTTTGTATTAACTCAGGTTCTGTTTTAAATAAATTTTGAATGCTTCCTCGATTTTCTTTAACCGAGTAACCCATTTTTTTAAGCAATTTACCTAGTTCTGTTAATTGACCAGGACTTAAATTGTTTAAAATAGACACATTAGCCGGAGCAGCAACTGAACCAGCAGTTCCAATTTGAACTGATTGACCAACTGAGGCTAATCTTTTATTAATTTCTTGTATAAATATAAGGTCTTTTGTAGGCGCAGCGATGTTAGGTGAAATCTGAGTACCTGGTTTGTAACCTCCAGTACCTACTACATGATTTGGTTGATGCGGCACAATTTACTCCCTAACATATTTGAAATCATCATTATCAAAATACCTGTCATAAAACTTACCAAAATTAATATCATTACTTCTTAAGTTTAAAACATAATCATCAACTTCGTTACGTATATCATATGCTCTATCTGAAGTAAGTGAAATCCCACCACGACTATCTAATTTATCTTTTATGTAGAATCTAAAGTTTAGATAATCAATAATGCTATGCCATCTTGCTTGTTTTGATAAATCAGCCCAAAGTTTTTCGTTATTTGCAGCAATGGTTAAATTATCTACAACATTTTTAAGACTTGCATTGGTGTCTCTATCTTGTTTTTCTTCCCACCAAATTTGATTGTCTGTTTTCATCTTCTCTATAAATGATTTTTTATATGAGTCTAGGACGGATTTTCCGTAACCACTTGTTGGGCTATATGGAGGATTGTTCTGTAATAGCATCCCTGAGACTACTTCTTTAAGTTGAGTCCAGTTATTCCAACCTTCGTTAACTAATGAAGAGCGAGCATTCTCTAAAGCGGTTTGGCTGCCAGTCCATAAATCCTTAGTCCCAGGTATGGTATTAGTTTGTAACCATGCTTGAGCAGAACTTGAGAACGCATAATTCTCATCATTAAAAACAGCACCTAAGGTTCTTAAATCTTTGTCAGTACCCATTGCTATAACCATCTCAGTAACAATGTCTGAATTCTTTTTAACTAATTCTTGAGATGTTTTATCTGGATAGATACCTGATGTTGCATCGGTTAATTTGTCGACTATCATAAAATAATCTGGATAGTCTTCTAAGAATTTTTGAGTTCCTTCTGGTCCACCTAGATTTTCTTGATACATTCTAAGTTTATCAGAATAAACCTGCAATGGTGAAACGTATCTAGGTTGTTGAGGCAATAAGCCTGAACCAAGGAATCTAATCCAAGCCATATACTTGGCTTCTTTTCCAGATTCTTTTTGTATTATAGCAAAATCTTTTTCGTTTACAAAACGGTCATTATCTTGTTTGAATTCAAATATCTTGTTTTCCATTATCATGGCGGTATCTTTATTTAATTGTTCAGAATTACCTTTAAACCATGCTGACCATGCTTGACCTAATCTTCTTACTGTTGTTGGTTCAAGGACAGCAAGAGAATTCTTTTGAACTCCAAATGGAAGGATAGCATTTTGCATCCATTCTTCTAGTTCAATATTGGTTTCTTTAAGAAGTTGATTTGTAACGGCTGCTACATAAGGACTTGTAGAAAATATATTTCCACCTGTTGGATTAAATGGATTAAACCAATCGGTAGACAATCTTGCTTTAATGTTATCTCCAAGAAATGGCAAAGTTACTTCTACATACTCTTGACCATTAGGGTCAACTTGAACTTCATTCAGTCTTGAGGGAATAGACCTCATCTGCATGGTCTTTAAAATAAATTCTGGATTCTCAGATATCAATCTGCCATAAACTTTGTATTGTTCTACTATTGCAGGAAAAAATGCAATAAGGTAATTCATGGCTTCAGGATAGTTTGAATCTCTACTAAAAGCGTTTAATTTGCCTCTAAGTTCTTTTAAGGCATATGAATGTGCATTAGCGTGATATGCTTCCATGTTTAATTTACTTGGAATTATACCCTGAGCATTTGCTACCGCAACCATGCTTTGTAATTTTTGTTGGTAAGATACGGCATAGTATGGGTTATAGGCTAATTTAGCAGGTGCCCAAGTAGATAAAGAACTTACCCAATTTTTCATTACGCTATTAACTTTTAACAACCCTGAACTTTGACCTAATAAATCTAGAGCCATATCGGTAACTATTTCAGGACGTACTTCAACATTAGGATACATTTTTTCTAATGTAAGGGCATTAACCTTACCTTCAACAACAAGTTTTTGTAACGCTATGTCTTTTCCAGTAAATTGGTTAACTGCGGTTGCTATTCTATCGTAAACTGTTTCAACATCAACAGAACGAGGGCTACGACCTAGGCTGGGCATAAAACCAAAACTATCTAATTTTGTTCTATACTCTATAGATTTCATGTATTTAAGAATCTCTTTTTTAGAGGTTCCCTGCATTATCTTTACAGCAACTGGGTCAGAAGGTAAAACGTTAACTAAAATATTTTCCCAGGACCTTAAATGTAAATCTTTGTTTTCTCGCGTTGGCTTGATAAGGTGTCCACCTTCTCTATCACGCCTAATTGCCGCTAATTCTAATTCATTGTTAGATGTCAATAAACCACGCAAGTCATCTTTTCCTGTAATTTTTTGCATAGTTATTTTGCCATAGACGCCATCACGATAATCTACAAAAGCGTAATCGGAAATCATGAGTGGTTTCCTACTAACAATTTTGTTAGGAATATTTGATACTAAACTTTGTTTTCGTTGTTCTAAGGCTGTTACATTATTCTTTACAATATTGTACCAGTCTAAAGTTCTTTGGACTTCAGGTTTAATCTTTTTAGGAGGCTTATTAAAATTATAACCAAAGTTCCTTAAACTTTGTTCTACTTCGCTTAATACTTTAATGCGAAGGTCTAATTCTTTACTAGTTCGTTTTAGATTGTAACTTCTGTCAGTTACAATTTTAGTCCAACGATTAATTTTTCCAACAGAATTATTACGATTGGTAAAATCTTCAAATGTTTGTTTTCCAAATTCTTTTACAACATTAAAGTATTGGCCATCGGCAGCAATACGTAATACGTTATCTCGCATAATGTTTTGTGGGTAACCAGCACGAAATAAAGTAAGGTTTCTCCAAATGGCATTATACTCGTCACCGAAATGTTTTGCAACATAGTAGGCGGTTTTAATTCCGCCGTGATTTTTATTTTGGTGTCTAGCAAATTCTGCAAAGGCTTTATCTAAAACAGCAATATCGGGTAGATAACTACCGTTTGCAAGTTGGCTTACTAATACTGGGTCTGCAACAGCGTCTCCAGTTTTAGGGTCACGCATGTAAGCCCTATTTTCGCTCTTAGCATCAGCCGCTAATTTTCTATTTTCTTTTACTTTTGCAAAATATGTTTTTATTACATATTCTATTTGTGATTCAGGAATTCCGTGTTTAATGGCAATTCTTTCAAAAATTGTTTTAGTAAAATCTTCAACATATTTTAATTTTTCACCTTCAAAACGAGTGCCTAAAAATTTATTATATAAATCTTGAACTTCATCTTGTTTTAAGATTCCGTTTTTTACGCCTTCTCTAATAGTTGTACGCATTCTAGTACTAGATTGAAGCGGGTCATTAAAATTAATTGTGCTATGCGGAGCATCATCGGTCCATCTTTCAACAGCACGTATTACAGGTCCAAAAGTTCCACCCTGGTATATTCTTTGTGTGACTTTACCACCAAGAGTTTCTCTTGAAGTTAAATCAGTTTTATTAATACCTAATTTGTTTGCAATTCTTTGTTTAGCAATATCATTTTTTCTTTTTTCAATTATTGGGAAAATTGAAACAGTTCTTTCCTGCAAAGCGCTATCTAACCTTAATGTTTTTGCAAGGTCGGCATTCTTTCCAGTTAATTCTTTTAATTCGCCTTCAAGAATTTCTTTTCTATTTTGTAAAGATTTTTTAATGTATTTATTACTTGATGTTGCTGGAAGACTTTTTAATTCAAATTGATTTAATTTAGATTCTGACCTAAGCAATTGAGCAAAAGTGGATTTATGTTTTGTTGCTAACTCTTCAATAGCCTTTACATCTCCACGACCAACTCTAAACAATAGAGCAATTTCAGAATATGATTTACCAGCCATCAATTGAGAAGCCATGTATGAGATTTCGCCACCTAATTGGAACTCTGTGCGCAAACCTACAGTTGCTGCGTCATTTTTACTGATAAACTCAAACATTGGGGTATAAACTGTTTTTTCACCAGCAGCGGTTCTATTTAATAAATCAACATCTGCTTGCAATCTGTTTTTAATTTTTTCAGGTGTATCAACTAATTTTTGTATTGCCCCGCCGACCATAGTCTGTTTTGCTGTTGATACTCCACCAATTGTTGCAACTCTGGCAACTTTACCAAGAAGTTGAACACCTTTTATGTCTGGCGATGTTGGAAATTCATATGCTATATTAAGGAGCCCAGAAACAACTGCACCAATACCAGTGTCTGTATTTTGTAATTCCTTAGAACCGCTGATTCTTCCAGCAGCCTTAGTGGCATCCCTGCCAAAGTTATACATTTCTTGACCTTGTACTGATTGAGCAAACAAGGCAGAATTTTGAAACTGTGTACCAAGTGCTCCAGTCTCAGATGTTGCTCTTAATGCTTTTCCTCCACCGTAAAATCCTAATACCGCAGCAGTACCTGCAAGAAAACCAGCAGCATTACCTATTCCCGGTACAACAGAGCCAGCAGCCGTAGCAGCGGCTATAGTACCGACTCCAGCAGCAATTGCTCCGCCAATTTGTGCAAGACCAGTAAGTAAACCAAAAGATGCATTGGTTTCTAAATTTGCTCTTAAAAATGAATAGTTTGAACGAACACCTTTTGTAGCAGTCATGAGAGCATGGTTTACTTTACCACCAGATGCTTTATCTAATTGACCAAGTCCATACATAGATGCACCTAAAGCAGCACCTGCTGCCATACCCGCTGGGCCAAAAAATCTACCTACTACCGCAGCGCCACCAATTGATTTTGCTGGGCTTTGAAGAACTTGTTGTGCAAAATCTAATGTTGCTTCTCTTTTTTTCTCAACATTTTGATTCCATACAGGATTTAAACTAGAGTCATTAATAACTTCTTGTCCCGCTTGGTTAGCAGAAGCATAAGTTCCAGGGTACTTAGGTATATTTGCAGCAATGTCAGAGGCAAGACCATAATTAACATAACCTTGATTATTATATACTGGTTGTGCAATTTGTTGTCCATCTTTATGCCAGAATATATTTTGTAAATTTGCTATTCTGTCCCAAAGACTCATATTATATTTTGCTCTCCGCTTGACGCTGTGTATTGGGTAAGGTAGTTTGTATATTCTGCTGTAGCCCGCGAAGTTCCAGGCATACTTGCCCATGTTTGCATAAGAGGTAATTGTTGACGAATCATTTCAATGTCTGGGTCCGCAGAAGGATTACTAGGTAAATTAGGAACATAATTTAATCCCTTACCAACTGCTGCGCCATCTGTTACAGGTGTGTTAGGTTCTTGAGTTTCATCTAAAATTGATGTTAATGCTGGAGGATTATATGATGTTTCTGCCGCTGCACTAGTATTCATTGAAGCAATTGCAGCATTTCCTGTTTCTCTGTTTTCATTAATTGTTTTATTTTGACCATAGGTAAACCCACTATAATCACCACTAGTTCCATTGCCACCTGCACCATTAACATTAGCAGGATTATTTTGTGGAGCATTTGGTTGGTATCCGCCACGTGTTTCTGGTGAATTCATTGACGACATTTTATCCTCCTACTTAATTTTTCTAGGTTGTTCTTTTGATATATAAGGACCTGCAGTAAATGCAGTAAGTTTAGATGCTATTTCCATTGCTTCAAATGCATCTGCTCCTGCATACAATGCACCAAGTGCGTATGAGGCTCCAGAACCTGCAGCGTATACTCCGTCTGCAGACTTGCTTATTGATAACTCTTGGTCAATATCAAATATTTCTCCACCAACAGCCATTATAAACTGGAAGCGACTTTCTTTACTATCTTCTTCAAAATTATAACCATTTGCTGCCATACATTTACGCAAAGATGGCATTGCCTTTACAATCATAAAATGATAAAGGTCTTCTTTGTCTTGCTTAGTAGGAGTTGGTGGCTCCCAAATATGTTGAGTTATATCACACGGTAATGTTTCTCCAGAACCAGCAATTAAAAACATTCCATTTTCAGAAATCTTTTTAACTTCAGGGTGTGTATAAATTCTACCATCAGCATCAGTTGTTTGGCTATCAACAACTATGAAGCAACGGTCTTTATGTTCTAAACCTATAATTGTTGTCATTGTCCCCTACTTTTTTATCTACGTCTTACACTTCTAACGCTTGCTGATGCTTTTCCTGAACCTGTTAGTCCAGAAATTAAACTCATAACATCTTGTTCTTGTTGCTGTGGCATTGGAGAAGGAGAGCCTCCTACTGGACCACCAAGGGGAGCAGGGGACGTTTGCTCAACCGTTGGATTAGGGGCACCAGCAGGAGGGACCTGTTGTTGCGGTGCAAAGGTAGCCTCAATAGCATCTTCTAATGCTTGTCCCTTTTGGCGAGCCTTGATTACCGCAGCAATTTTATTTACCATTTCTGACGGGTCTTGTCCCTGTGTTGCCATCGCTGGTATAGCCTGAGCCATTGCTGTAATACCACTGAGTAATGCTGTACGCATATCCTCAATTTCAATTTTTTCAAGTTCTTGTGTTACGTTAACAGTAAATGGCAACTCACGCATAGCCATATCTTTAGATATTAATTTACCACCAAGAGCCTGTAACATAAAGATAAGACCTTGGGCTGGATTAAGACCAGCAAGCATACCGTATCTAACATCGGCTGAATAGTCATTTTTAATATCTTTAGTTGGCTTGTAAGTAATTTCATATGGAGAACCAGAGTCTACACCACGAATTGTTTTTTCTTCAGGGTAAATAACTTCATCAACCTCAAAACAAAGACCAATTACATCACGAAGTGCTGCAGCAAAAATTGCTTGTGCTGATTTAACCTGTGTGTCAAAGGCTCCCATAAGAGCCTGCACACCTTGACCAGTAACAATAGAAGCATCAATGTTTCCAGTTCTTGATTCTGGATAACGAGTTCCTACTCTTAACTCTTGGTTAAGAACATTCTGTTCTGTAAATGCACCTTGTGGTAGGGTAAGTTCTACTCGACGAACACCTGCTGGGTTGGCGGTGCGGATAACCGCATCTCCACCCAGTTGTAATTCTTGTACATCTTGTGGAAGTACAATAGGTGCCTGTACTGATTTCTCCGCTGCTTCCATTGCCAATAAGGCGAAACGGTTGCGGAGTAACTGAATTCCAAGTACATCGTCAAACTGTCCACGCATCTCACCATCAATAGATGGTTTACGTGCGACAACAACCATTAGTTTACCTAATGGATTATTTGCTTGTGATAAAATTAAATCTTGTTTTGTAGGTACATAAATAACTGATTGGTCTTTATCGTAATAACGAATCATTTCTATCTGAGCATTTAAATCTTGTTTATAACCTAGTCCACCTAAAAGTTGATATTCGTGTTCTGGGAACTGGCTTACTAACTCACCTAAGGTAAGTACATATCTTTTAGCAAAAGCAATACAACGACCATAACGGTCAAAATCTGGATAAGAACCAATTGGATTTTCTAAACGAATACGAGGTAGTTTTATTTCATCATCTAATTCAATTACAAATGGAACAAAGCCGTAAGTTAGATACCAGTCTGCTCCTTGATACATCTGGACCGATAGGTCAGAGTTCGAGAAATAATTACTAGCAATACGAGTACGCTTATCGGCAAAAGTACGAGCACGGTCAGAGACCTGATTAGCGGCCGAGCAGTTAACTGCTGGAAGAGGCGCCATAACTTCTGAAAGGTCCCTGGCAACGATATCAATAAAATTTGCCACGACATTAGCATCTACTCCTTCTGGAAAAAAGTTAGGGTAGACTTCAGCAATCTTACCTCTACGCACAGCAAGTACGTCAAGGTTGCGACCATCACGCTCTGTGCTTCTATAGCGTAAAGATTGAACTCTTGCTGCTATTTGTTGGATATCTAACACTATTTAATCCTTGGTTTTTGTAATTTTAATTTTTCTTTTGCTGCTCTACTAGCAATTTCTGTAGGAGTTGGCTTAGGTGGTAATCCCATAGCGGCTCTAGCCTTTGCAGCACCTTCTGCATTAATCTGTACCTGACTTTTTACTACTTTAACTGAATTTTTTTGAATAGCATCTGTTTGATTTCTATAAACTGGATTAACGGTTTTAGCACCCCTACCAGTAATACCAGCAACTGCTCTTGTGGTAAGTTTCTTTGCAACTGCTCTAGCAGCAATACCTGCTGCAATTATTGGTAGTGGCATTTTATCTCCCTAGTTATAAGTTTCTTGCCATTGCTCTGCAAAGGCTTCATCTAAATTAATTCCGTATCTTTTACTCTGTTGCGCTCTGGTAGCCCACCTATTATTTTGGTAGTTACCAACCTTGCTTGACTTTTGCATTAATTCTCTACAGCGTATTATAGCAAACCATAAAGCCATTACACAGTCGGTTGGGTTCTTAGTATCAGGTTTCCAAATAATTAACTGCTGCACCAAAGACTTAAGTCCTTCAGAGCCTTCATTAGAAGGTAGTTCTAATATGTTGTTGTCTTGGAATCTACCATCATGCACGGTGCCAAATAGGCTAGCCATAGAGGCAACACCAAAACCAACGTCCCACTTATTCTTGCCAGTAAAATGCGAATTAAGTTGACAGCCATAGGTTGCTAGGTAGTCTCTAAGTTCTGAGTCCATAGCATAGTACTTTTGGTGGGCGTTAATCTCAACCCTAAACTCTTGTGGTCTAAACTTCTCTACCCATTCTTTAATAAGAGCATTCTCTTTTTGTGGGGTAGGGTCAACCATGTTAACACAGTCTAAAACATATATACGGCTATCAGCACGATTATAAGATACAGCCACAAAGGCTGACCTTCCAGTTACCGCAGGGTCAAAACCAATAATAGTATAAAGTGAATCTACGTTCTTTGGGTGTCCTGGCGTTTCTGATTTAAGAGGTCCACGCTTTCGCATACCGTTAACACATCCTGCGACAATTGTTGGCGAGAATATGGAATCGGATTGGACGTCTTCTTGCTGGTAGACCATAGCCCAGACTGACGGAGCAACTTCAGACCGCCTTGTAAAAAGCGAGGGTCCATCCCACTTGGGGTATAGTCCTTGCTCATTAGGTTGGTCCTGTTCTCCTTCTGCTCTATCTGTCCAAGGCCAGAGTGTTTTCCAGTTCTTGGGGTCTTCATCAAATTCTAATACGGCTGGCATAGCCATGTATGTGAATGGAGTCTTGCCACCTGTCCATTGGTCAGGGTCTCTAATCATTTTATATAAATCAATAGGCGCGACACGGGTTCCTACTATAAGCAGTTTTCCATGTCGCCCTAGGCGGGTGATAACTTCTTTTTGAAGCCATTCAATTTGCTTCTCCCACTCATGGGCATTTGCGTTCATCACCACATCATCAAGGATAATCAGGTCGGCGCGAGCACCGTAAATCTGGGAACCAAATCCTAAGGCTTGCACCGTAGGGTCTTTCTCTCCAGAGTCTCTTCCTGCTCCTAGATAAATCATGTCGGCTGACCAAGTTGGCGAGTCTGCTTTGTAGCCACCGTTAGGTCCAAAAGACACTTGCATCTTGGTCCAGTTAGGGTGGCTTAATCTTGTCTTAATCGCAGATAGGAACTTACGAGCCATACCTTGCGTCTTTGATACAATAATGATTCTAACGTTAGGGTCTATAGATAACCGATAGGTAACGTAGTTGATGGTAAGTACTGTGGACTTAGCATGCTCTGGTGGTACGTTAATAAGAATACGATTAGTTGCTGCTTGCTCATAAGTCATACTAGGGTGGATAGACCTTGGTTCTTTACCCTCTATTAAATCAATCCAAGTCTTATGATGGTCGAATAACTTAGTCTCTAGGAATTGCTCACTAAAGTCTTCAAAGGATATATCTTTTAGATTGGCAAGGTCTGCTTTGATACCTTTGCCTGAAAGGCGGGCTTTGTCCGCTTTGTCTTTAAAGTCTGGGTCTGCCATAGACCATTGCCGGAAGGTAGTATCGTTTCTGCCTACGGCTTTCATAGCGTCTATTACGCTAGCCCCTTGGGCTAACAGTTCTAGTACTTGGGGTTGGGCGCTATCTTTAGGGATGTTCTGTACACCTGGTTTACGACCCAAGATTGCCCCCTATAAACGGTGATTTAACGGTCCCTATTAACGGGCATAACTGTCCCATTATAATTATATATTATAATATTATATATGATAGTTGGCGGGATTAAAAGGAGCCAACTTGTTATAAGTTATCTACTATAGATAACCTGTTCAAAGTGCTAAAAGCGAACAGATAGGTAATAGTCACGCTCATTCTGAGCGTATATAAGGGGGTATATATAATATAACAGCAATTTATAGAGAGATACTATATAAGGGCATTGCTTCGCAATTAAAACACCCCCCCTCAAAACTTCGTTTTGTGTCCCCCCCATAGGGGGATTGTCGTTGCGTGTAGATGTATTGCCAATGTTGAGTAGAAGACTAACTACCTAACTAATTAACGGGCGATGTATAAATGTTTTTTTACGGGAGAATAAATAAATAAATAAATAAGTGGCAAGGGATTAGAGAGGGTCAGATATTGGGGGGCTATGTATTCCCTATCTGCCACCAAACCCCCCTTACAATCAAACCTCAAGCCAATCGAGCCTACTGTGAAAGATGTCCGATATGTCCGATTCCATATAATATGACAAGCCTACAAAATAAATAGCGTTGGTTGTTGACATAGGCAACCTTAACCCCGATAATTGAACCAATGGCGAAACCGAGTAGCCATCAAACAAAGGAAACGAAATGACAACAGCAACAAAAGTTAAAGCACCAAAAGAAATGGTTAAAGAGAATCAACTTATCAAAACCGATTATGCTGAACTAATTGCTAGCGGTGTCGATAGTAATTCTCAAGGAATCCAATTTGTGCAACTTGTCGCAAAAGAAATGGCAAGTGGCACAACTGTTCGCGAGGTTAAAGCGTCCATGCAATCACTACTTAAGGATATAAATATAAAGCCAATTATCCTTCCAACTCATGCTGAAAGTATTCCCGTTGCTAATTTGATTATTGCGAAATACTCAAATGAAATCGAAGGAATCAAAGTCTCTAAGATTCTTTCACTATCTGCTCGAGTATTAGCAGATAAGAAATCAGCAGGTGCAAAATCTCACATCGAGGGAATCAAAACCTTTGATGAGTTAGATACCAAAACCGCTACTAAGAAAGAATCACAAAACCGAGAAGGCTCAACTAAGCCAAAAGTTGATAAGAAACCAATCTCAAATATCAACGAAATGGTTAGCGCAATCTGTAAAGGAATCCTTACCATGAAACCGATAGGTCAATTAGATGCAAAAGGTTTGCACGAAATAAAGACAATCGAATCATGGGTTATGCAATTACAAAAGAATCAAGCAGTAAAGGTTAAAGCCTAAACAGAAGGAAAGTAGCCCCCCGAAAGGGGGGTTATTTTTTTGCCCAAAAATTTTTCCAACACAAACCAACACAAACTTTTAATGAGGCGGTGGCGGTGGCGCGTTGAGGTGTGGGCGGTGCAATTTTTTCAACACAAACTTGCGCTATTGAGGAGGCGGTATTGGGGCGGTGGCGGTGTCGCCTTGTCATAGTATATGACAGAACTGTGTGGTGCTTGACACAGCCATTGTCGTCCATTATACTGATGACAACGGGAAAGAACCCCGTAAATGCCTTGTCATATACTATGACAGGCACTAAACAGAAAGGCACGAAATGGACATCTTAACTGATAATCCAATACTTTCCGCTTTAATGCAAAGTGTGCAAGTAGAACGAAATATAGAAGCCGAGGCGCAACGCAAGGCTGAGGTTATAGAACGAACTGCTAAGGCTATGAATCGGGCAAATAATGAGTGGCGATGATATTGCCTTTGACTTCATGACCGAGCAGGAGATAGCCGAGATACTAACAACTGAGGATTTACTTCAGGTCAACATGTCCGACATTGATGACTTACTTGAGGAAGTTGCTTCGGACTCGGACTACGAATAGCAACTGGACAGCCCACGCTAGACGGCATAATCATGGGTGCAATTCCTGTGGTGGGCACGACTTGTCATATACTATGACAAGCATTAACGAAAGGTAATCATGTACATAGAGATAACAGACACGATAGCAATTATTATCGCGCTGACTACTAGCACCACGCTAGTAATCACCACCGCTATAAGAAATGCTAAACTGACTCGCTTAATCCGTGAGTCAAATGTCCAAAAGTAATGTAGACTATGCCAATGAGATTATCCTTACGCTCTCTAGAGATGAACTAGAGGTCGTAAGGGAATCTTTGAGGCAATTTTCCATGTATAATGAAAAGCATGGGTATGTTGGGCGAGCCAAAGCGAGTGATGAGTTACGGAACAAGATTGTCAATATAATCTTGGACTCCGTCCAACACAAACTTGACACGCCCACAGTATCGGTGCTAAAATAGCACTACCAGCGAGAGAGATGCTTTTGCTGTCATATAATATGATAAGGATAGGATATGGAAACTGTTGATGAAGTAGAAGTCAAGTGTTGTATCGCTTGCAATACTGAATTAAATAGTGATGATGACGGCACTACTACTAGTAGCGGAGACCCTGTCTGTGAAAGTTGTATGATAATGTGTATCAAATGTGAGAGTGTTATCACAGTTGATGATGAATACAATGATGTAGAGGGTGAGTTATGGTGTCGAACATGTACTCGTGATGAGGCTATTTGGTGTGATGTGTGCGATAACTATTTTACTGGTTATTCATACACCGCAGATGATAGTAGTGATACTATGTGTGAACAATGCTTTGAGAATAACACTTCTTACTGTGAGGAGTGTGATACTAATTATGTAAATGGTTGCGAATATAACCATGAAGATGAAGATGATAGCAGGATTATACATGATTATTCGTATAGACCTGACCCTATCTTTCATAGTTCAGAGGATGAGCAGACACGCTTATACTTTGGCATAGAAGTAGAAACAGAAACACGAGGTGGCGATTATAACGATAGGAGAAACGCTGCCGAGTATGCAGTTAAACTAGAGAGGCAAGACCTAGCCTATCTCAAATCTGACGGCTCACTAAATTGTGGGTTCGAAATAGTAACTCATCCATTATCCCATAGTTACTTTATGAATGATGCTAGTTCTCTATGGGATACTATAGAAACACTTAAGAATAATTATAGTATGATGGCATGGGGTACAAAAACTTGTGGACTTCATATCCATATATCTCGTAATGGGTTTAGTGGTGGTTCACACCAGCATAGATTCTTACAGTTAGTGTACAACAACAAGGACTTCTACGAAGTGCTTGCTGGTAGGTCATCTAGTCATTGGGCTAAGTTTGATGATGTACTTGACCCTATGACTGGTAAGAAAACCTTTGCACACAAGTTGAATAGAAATCATAGAGATAGCGACAGATACTCTGCCGTCAATACCAACAACAGAAACACACTAGAGATGAGAATCTTTAGAGGTAGTCTGAACACTAGATTCATCAAGTCATGTATAGACTTAGCGCATGCCAGCGTTGAGTTCACAAGAGTGATGAGTGTTCCCGAGGTCAGGGGGCACAAGTTAGATTGTATTAACCTAATACAATATATCCGAGAGAGAGTAGAGTTATATCCTTCTCTCAATCAAAGATTAAATGGTATGTCCAATGTGATAGATAAAATAGAGAGGAAAGAATATGTGCCTATTGGTAGTAAGTTCCCCGAATAGTACACCCAAGCGTAAAGACCTAGAGTGTGCTTCGTGTAATAATCCGCATGGCTTTGGCTATGCTGTAATTGCTGGTAATAAAATTATTACTGGCAAGGGTATGTCTGCTAAGAAAATAATCAAAGAGTTCTTAGCGGTGCGTAAGCAATACCCAAATAGTTATGCTATGTATCATGCTAGATTTGCTACGCATGGTGTTAAGAATGATGATAACTGTCATCCATTCCAAGTGGGTGGTAGCGACATGACTTACTTAGCACACAATGGTATTCTTAGTGTGGATATCCCTGCTAATGATAAGCGTAGTGATACGCGTATCTTTGCTGATGATATTCTACCTGCTATGGGTGGTGTCAAAGCATTAGATGATGTCAATCTATACAGTATGCTAGAAGGCTGGTCTGCTGGTAACAAGATTGCTATATTTACCCTAGACCCTGTGGCTATGTATGATTGCTACATTATCAACGAGGACTTAGGTCATTGGGATAATGATGGTAACTGGTGGTCTAATGAAACCTACAAGGCTACTGCTTGGAGTACTCTCTTTAAGAGAGGTAATGATTACTATGACTTAGAGGATATAGGTGGTAGTGAAGATGATTGCATGTGTTATGGGTGTGGTGTACCTAGACTAAGTGATGATAATCCATATTATTGCTTTGATTGTGGTACATGTTATGATTGTAGCATGGTCAAAGATGATGGTTGCCTATGCTGGACACCTGAACGGGAGAAATCCGTCCAACACAAACCAATATATGACGGACAATATGACTTTGGCTTCTAAGGTAGAAGTCGAATACTGTCTGTCATATAATATGACAAGAAAGGATATAGATGACAGGTGAAGTAACAGTTAGTGAACTAATGAATAGATACATGATATCATCTGACGGAAAGATGAGTACTGGCTTTGCGAAATCTATCATACTAAATGATGGAACTAATCAATACTCAGGTAGATTATACTGGGATTCTCATGACGGCTATGAAATGATTTGGGATGGCACAACACCACCCGAAGCAGACCGCCCTGAGTTTGAATACATACTCGACTGCATAACAGACTTGGAGAACTAATGGAACTAGAAAAAGATGCAATATGGGCAGCAACAATAAATAAGACTGATATAGGAAATATGGATGAAGCCATGATTAATAGAATGATTGTGGAGTTAAATGTAACCTTCCAAAAGATATGTTGGGACTATGGAATACACAACTAGACCTGCTGCAGTTAATCTAACTCATTCTGTATTCAATTATAAATCTGATGATAAAGAGTTAGACTTAAGCAAGGGGTCATGCGTTGGAAGTGATGACCCTGATATGTGGTTCGCTGGTGAAGTAGACATAACTGAACTTAGTAGTTCTGTTAATGGTAGTTCACAAGTAATCAAACTAGAAGTAGATAAGGCTATCAAAGCACTATCTATATGTAAGAACTGTCCCGTTAAAGATGATTGCTTAGAACTAGGCAAGCATGGTCAGCAACTATACTTCGGTATATATGGTGGCACTATGCCAGGAGAGAGGTTGGCTATGGTTGGTAGGCTCACAAAGAACTCTATTATCAGACAGAAAGCAAGGTTTGCCATCAAGGTTAGAGATACTATGACAGAAAGGGGGATAGAATGGAGATAAAAAGGTACAGAATAGAGGTTAGAACGCCTGCTACCCTAGTTTATTATATATCAGAGTATGATATAGACACGGCTATAGGTCTAGCGTTGGATGCACCCTACAATGAGTGGGAAGTGTCTGAGTTCGACATGCCTGCAGATACAGATGTTATAGCAGAGGAAACGAGGCTGTAAGTATGAGAAGATTATTGTTGCTGTTTATAGGTATATTTTCTCTCTTTGGTGTAACTAGGGTAGAGACTTTACCAGCACCAACGGAATGGACAGTTGATGATAGCAAGATGTACGCTAGGGATTCATTACTGGCATGGCAGCATAATCAATGGCTATGTTTAGACAAATTATGGACAAAGGAGTCTAATTGGAGACATGAAGCATACAATAAACAACCTGTATATCAGAAAGGTGAGGCGCGACATGCTGGTGGTATCCCACAGATTCTCGGACTTTCGCCCAACACAAACCCTACGGAGCAGATTGACCGAGGAATGGATTATATAATTTACAGATACAAAACCCCATGTGGAGCATGGAAGTTTTGGCAGAAGAATGGCTGGTACTAATGCCATCAGTAATAAAGCCATTGAAAAAGTGGAAACGCTCTAAGTTTAAGAAAAACTATATGAGCACAAGTAAACGCTGGGGTAAGATAACAATTACCCATAAGGATAAATAATGCCGAACTATGACTTCAAATGCAATACCTGTGGTGGCACAAGGGAGCAGTTTATACACCACAAGGATTACGAAGAATATATTGTAAGGTGCTTAACCTTAAACTGCTATAAGATAATGGAACGCGTATACACAGTACCAGGAATCAAATTTAATGGTCCTGGATTCTATTCGACAGGAGGATAATGAAAAATTCGGATTGGGATTTAGACTTGCGTGATGGGCAAATAGGCGAGAGTAAACTTGCCGACCTATTACACATGGATACAGTAGAAGTTAAGACAGATAGACGCTGGATGGAGACAGGCAACTTATTTATAGAGGAGTCTTGTTTCTATCAAGGGAGTGGTACATGGCAGCCGTCAGGCATAGCCGTAAGCAAGGCTACTCATTGGGCTTTCGTGTTAGATAACAATGTAATCATAACACCAATAGACCATCTAATAGATGTGGTAAAACACTTTGGTAAACCAATAGAAAATAAACAACCACCAAATCAATCAAAGGGACACTTGATTAAACCAGCACACTTGATTAATTATAAGAGGGTTATAAATGAAACCTTCGACAGGGCTGGAGAAGCGTACAAGAACTACATGGAACAGGAGTACCCTATCTGAAAGAACTAAGTCAGTTCGTCCTCATCAGTATTCTTGTCCCTATCATTGTCTTCGGGGTAGTTGTCGGACTCTACAACTTTGTCTGGACTCTCAGTCTCTTCGTTTCGAGAATCTCTATCTGACCAAGGTCGGAATCCACCGATTCTAGTTATGAGTTTCTTAACAGCACGATTATGGCGCATACGAGCAGCATCTTCGCTACCTAAATTCATCTCAGTAGCGACATCGCCATAGTCCATAGATTCAGCGTATCTGTAAAATAGTACCGTCCTATCCTCGGTGCTAAGTTTACGGTACGCTTTATCTATTTCAATCATCATTACCATCATATTGCCGCCTTCGGCAGGGGCAGGTGGCTTACTCGGACCAACTAGATTTAACTTATGCGACACACCAAACTCACCCCGTAAAACTGAGGGTAAGAGTGCTTCAATTACATCTGATTCATAAAAGAATATATCTGAAGTTTCATAGCCAATAGATTTGGCTTTCCACTCTAAACAATAATCCAATGCATCATTACGAAGGCTACGATAGATTAGATTTTTAGCATCTTTGTCACTTATTGCTTCCCATTCATTTAACTTATTGGGATGCTCAAGGAACCATTTGTATAATGATTGTTTAATATCTTCCAACTCAACCATATCATATTTTCTATGGTACTCAGCAGCAACAGCAATTACTATGTAGTCCCATTTCTTTATGCGTTCCCAAGGGTAACGCTCAAGGTCTTTGTTTACCACTTCCAGGTTTTTCCTCCCACAGTAAATGACCTATTTACAATAGGAACTATCTGTGGAACTACAGTTTTACCATCAACATGAAGGATACCGAAGCCCTGTTGCCATGTGAATAAACCAGCCTTTATATACTTAGCGTTACTATAATTCATTAGGTTACCCAGTTCCATACCCCAAATAGTTTTAGGTTTACCGCCACGATAGGTTTGAGTATGATGGGTTAAGCCCATGCGGTGAGTGTGTCCACAGACTACAGACATACCGCTACGCTTGGCTAATCCAAGGGCTGTAGCACCAGCAGTAGGCTGGACATTACCCTCATCACCATGCATTAACAACCATCCCGGGGCTAGTTCATAAGGGTCTTTGTGATATTTAATTTCTAATTCTTTTAAGCCAAGAAAGTTTTCTAATTCTAATTCAGGTAAACCTAATAGTCCAGGAGAGCGCATCATTACAGTATTAAATAATCTATCTGTATGATTGCTACGAACCATATGTTCAATAGTTAAATCGTAAAGTACTTGGCGAGTAGTGTCTCTATCGCGCCCAATAGAACGCTCAAACTCTAACTCAGTTCCCTTACTCCAACGACTAATAGTTTGCATATCCATTTCATCACCACAAGAAACTACAGTATCAGGTTGGTAAGCCTTGATAAATTTTGCGATAGCCTTGACGGCTTCTACATCGTGGTAAGGTACTTGGAGGTCTGATATGCAAACAATAGTCTTCATTTCTTTTTGGCTCGTCTCTTATTTTCTAAGCCTACATTTTTCTTTTTAGATAGAACTCTTAGGTTAGATATCTTATCGCTACCTTTACGACCTTTATTATCTTTATGGTCTACTTCTTGATTACGTGTTAACTTCTTACCAGTAGCCTTCTTGTAATCAAGACGGGCTTTATTAGTAGAAGTAGTTTCAGTAGTGCCATCTTTTTTCTTACGTTTAATAACAAAGATTGGTCTACCACCATTTTGTTTACTACCTTTATATGGTCCAAATATTTTCATATTATTCCTATCTTAGTAATGCTGCTATCAAAGCCAGCAGGGCTGTTAGTTGTAGTTGAAATGCAAGTAGTATCTCAATCATTTATTATCCCACTCTCCTCTAAGCACTAGCAATCCAATGATTGCATAGTTAGCCATATCCTTGAAAGAATCTTCAAGGCTTTCATGTTCAGGGTCTCGGTTGTTATCAACCAAGTTATTTATGCGAGCCAACTTGTCATGCATACGAACCCTTAACCCGTTAACTGGTCCACCAGGTGAATCAGATATATTCTTTGGTCCGTAATCTTTATGTTTGGATAAAAGCAAATCCAAAAGTTCTTGAAATGTTTTTCCAACTTGGTACTCAAACGACTTATTATCTTTCATTTTCTCCCCCTTTTTCGTTGTTTTCCCTCAAAAAGTCCTTGATTTCATGCTCAAGAACGTCCATTTCTGTGTCTATGATAAAGTCCTCTATATATCTTTTCATTTTTCTTGGAT